AAGTGCAATAACAGCAGGTATTAAATATAGTTTTAATAACCAACTAGCACGATGCCAGTATTTACGTAGCCAAACAGTTGTGGTGATCTTTCCTACTTCGAGGATACCCCCCATGATAATAACAGGAATAACCGCACCTGCAAAGATAGCGGTTAAGCCAATGATACTATACCAGGCAGCTACTGAACTAAGTGACAGTGCTACTAATAATGTGAGGTTGGAGAAACTTAATATTCTATTTAACATCTATGTATTTAGTCTATTCTATGGGTGGATTATCTTCGAATAGATGGCCATACAATTCAAGGAAGGGTTCCATAGGCATAATTAACTTTTGAGGTATGCCACGACCTTGATGAGTAAAGTAAGTGACTGATGGGCCACCTCTTTGTTCATCAACCATTCTTACTTGAATGATTTCAATCTTATTACCATCTTCAAACGTATAGCTTAATCCGGGTATTAATTGTTCTGGTGTCATTTTGTATTATGATATACATCAAACTGTGACCACTGACCACGCCAGTTGTCATGTTCACTGTCCATACCATCATCACTTAATTCTTCACCGTCATATACTAATCGTGTAACTACACTTGTGCCCTGAATATCCCAGTTAAGTGCTTTAAGTTTCTTAGGTTCAAACACACCCTCAATGGTAGTTTGAATACAAGATCCTTTACCACCTTGTGTCCACATCAACCAGTAACCTTTACCAAGATATTCTGGATATAGTTCTTCTTGTTCTTCTGTAGCATCATATAGACTATCTTCTTCACCATGTGCTTCGCCAAAGAATGATTCCAAATCACCATCATATATTGTTTCACCTTCACTATTTTCAATAGTCATGTGTGTATCATCTTGGTCAAAACCCCAGAACGAAATCTTATCTTGGTACTCGTAATAAGCAGAATCAAATCTTGCCGCTTTGGGAGTACCATTCTCATCATAGTCATAGTTCTCATTAAGAGCATCACTCAAATCATCTTCGTGTTCTTCACTACTCCAATGGTCGTATTGTTGTTTCTTAATCTTATGTACACCAATCTCACGGGTGCGACCCCAGATACGAATTGTATATGTATCTTCAGGATAACTTTCTTTCAATGAACCATCATCTTCTTCTGTATCGTTTTCAAAGGGCCATTTAGCAGTTTCCACAAAATTACTATCTGGAGTGGGCCAATGTGCAGAAGTTTTATCTCCTGCAGTCAATGTTTCAAATTCTGCCTTAAGTTCTTCCAATGCTTCTTCTAGTTCAGTTTCATCAACTAGTTCTTCATCATCTTCTGCGGCTTCTTTGGCCCAACGTGCAGTACGTTCAGCACTTGCCTTTTCTTCTGCAACTCCGGCTTCTGTTAGTTCAACATCACTTTCACAGTACGGGCAAACTTTTCTAGGATCATCAATTTCAGTTCCTTCTTTATCTACCCAAGACCATTCAGCATTATAACTCTGACCAGTCCACTTGCACTTAGTGCATTTGTGAGTATGTGGTGGAGGCTCAGGTTCACTATGCCAACTATCCTCATCACCTAGTTCGTATGTAACATCATATCCACCTTTGCGGTCAGTCCAGCAATCATCATACTGAAATTCCCAGTCAATTTCTACGTCATTCTCATAGGCATCATTAATAACATCTTCATAATCATATGTGCCGTCAGCAATACCATCCAGTATTACTTTAATCTCATCTTCTTCCTTGTCAGGATAAATTTCACTTAATAGTGCTTCATCAAGTTCAATTGCATATTGGCGATCATGTTGATGCCATTCATGTTTTACGATTGTAACCATTTTATGCCTCTTTAGTGTTCTTACTTGCCTACATTAACGTTAGCACCAGCACCGATTACAAGAGTATTACCCTTGAAACTAGCAACTGCTTCTGCCATCTTAAGTGATGCATCAGCCTGTTTCATACGAGCCTGAGCATCCATATACTGAATAGCACCTGCGTTTGCGTTCAATGCCGCAATACGTCGGGCTTCTGCTTGGGCAGTCGCAACTTCAACTTCCTTCTGCTTCAATTCGTTTTTACTGCGAACCAATTCATTTGCACTAGCAACAATAACATCTGAAGGAAGTACATTACGAACCATAACTTGACTAATGCCAATACTGCCGTCTAGTTTTTCTTCAGCAAGGTTTCGAGTAATTTCTTCCTTAATGAAAGTTTCCATTTCATTACGATTGTCTGCCATGTCCAACGCTTCATACTTACGTGCGGCTTTATAGATAGCATTACGGGCATTTTGCACAATGTAGTTGTACATCACATAAGTGTCGCCCTTGAACTCAGCGTGGAAACTTTTGTTTTTAGCATTGTACAATTCAGCAACCTGACTTTGGTTGACGTTATAGACAATCACAGCATCAAAGTCTTTCATTGTGCTATTGTCCTTGGCTACTGGAGTCATATTCTCAATAACCACATTAACATCCTTGACGGGGAAAGTCATAACTTCACCGATGATGGTTTGATTCCAAGAACCAGGCAACAGTTCTTGAGTACTGACCTGCTTGTTGATATCTCGGCGAAGACCAACCTCACCAGTTTCAATGCGAGTACATGCAGAGGTCAGTGCAACTGCGGTAGCAACAATGCCAAGTTTGAAATAACGATTCATTTTAGATAATACCTTTTACAAAAAGAAAGAAACAAAAAACAAAACCAAGTACAAAATACAATGGTCTAATGAGAAAATCAGGAAACATGTTAGTCCTTAAAAAATTACAACGATTGAAATTAACACTGCAATCGTCAGTAGCGAACAAATTATACTATAGCCTAGCATTTTTGTCAATGCTAATGCCTCTTTACCTGTCATATTTCGGGCAAGTGTAATGCCTGCAAAAAACAAGACAAAAAGTAATACAAATGCTAATACAACTTTAATCATTTGTCATCCCTAAAACGAACAAAGCGAGGGAAACGCAAACTGTATGTGCCATCTTGGTTCTGTGTAATCACATCACACAAGACCTCAGCAGTACGACCAATGACCAGATTGCGATTAGTCCAGTAATCATCTCTATCAGTATCACTAAAGCCACTACCCACATTGACTGTAATTTCTTTCCCGTCGTCAATTCCATGACAAACAAGTGCTCCAAGTCTTCCCAAGTTTCTACCAGTACCTTCTTCAACACCTACGACCTCCAAGTCTACAGTAATAGTTGGCTTCCATTTCATCCAATCAGTACTACGCTTACAGATGTATGGTGCTTGCAATTCTTTAATCATAATGCCTTCAAAGCCTAGATTAACTTGATCCTTAGCATAACGATCTAGTTGGTCACGACCTGCGGCTGTATCTAAGTCAACCATGATGTGTGGTAGCAACTCAACATTAGGCATGTTGTCAATGACTGGACGCATATCTTCTAGTATCTTAATACGCTTTTCAAGTTGACTATTCCAATGACCTTCACGGAACGCATTAAGTGGTAGAATGTCAAATACATTGTATACGCTATCTTCTGCTTGTGCATTTTCTTTACGGCGTGCTTGACGCATTAGTTCTTGGAAGCTGTTACCAATCACTTCACCATCAAGTACAAAGCCCATACTTAAATTGCTTGTTGCGGCTTTACGAACCATCTTGACCCAGTTACTACGGACCTGATCTTCAATGTGTGTAAAGTTTTCAAACTGTTTACCATTACGACTAAAACAAATAATTGTAGTCTCACCATCATCGGCGGGGATGACCATCATCAACATACGAACACCGTCAAGTTTAGGCTCAAGGCGTTTGACACCTTTCATCTCAGGACGACCTTCACTATTAGTTGCAAGTTGGCAGCCAAAGATTGGGATTTCATAATCTGTCTTTTTACAGATTTTATTGATTGTCTTATCACTGATACCTGCACGTAAGTCTCTACGCAATACGGGTGCTAAGAATGTATTCCATTCTTCGCTATCAAATCGTTCAGCCGTAAATTGAATAGCATCACGTGCGGCATGACCTGTCAATCTACGTTGACTAAGTTGTAGCATCAACTCATTAAACTCATCCCAGGGATTCTCTGCATCGGTAATACCTACTGTGTCTGGTACCTGACGAACACCAAACGTTACATAAGGATTGTAACATGCTTTTACAAAAGACAGGAAATTGATAGCGTTTGTGCTACCTAGGACACTTGCCTCTAATGCTTGTTTGATTACGTCTTCCTTGTGAAGGCGGCTGTCTGATTCATTTAGTTTTCGAATCCACGATGCTGACATGAAAATTCCTTAAGTTAATAATATGTTATATTATATCACCCTGATGTTTTATCGTCAATATCTTCGGGTACGCTTTTCCGTTTCCTACATTCCTCAAGAACTTCGGCTGGAACATGTTGGTATTCTTTAATTACACTACATTTATATTCAATGGTAACATCATCGGAGTTATCATATTCATAATATTCTGTTTCATTTCCCAACCAAAAGTATATTGCTAATATTGATAATATTATTATAATTACATCTTTAAACAATTTGTGGAACATGCTACACCTAGTAGCATATTTAGTTAGTAATTATGTTGCCTTAATATAAGTGTGGTTCAACTATACGTTCATCTTTTAGAATCAACATAACTTCTTCCTTGCTGGTGAAGATCAAGCGATGTTCTTCTAAAATACTTCTACGTTGTTCTTCATCAATACTGGACCAAAGCAGAATCTGTTTATGACTGCCACGTGCTACTTCCGGTACTGTGCTGTCAATCCAACCTACCAAGGCTTTGTACGCTTCTATAGTATTACTAGGATGACTACGTGAGATTGCCTTGGCAAAATCATTAGCCAGTATTGCTTCAAAACAACTACCTGGCCTAAATCCCCAGACTAGATAGTTATAGAAAGGTTCAACAAACTCTTTGGGAACTTCCCAACGTGCAAATGTTTTAAACATTTTATTTTTACTGTATTTTGTTAAGTTCATTCTTCAACACCGAACTCATGTTTGATTTTGGCTACACAATCTCTGCGGAACGCATCTTCGATTTGATTGCGATAGTCTTGGTAGCCTGGGCTTAGACCTTCTACAATGCCAACACATTGTTGAACAATCAACTCGGCGAACTTTTCTTTGTCAAAAAACTCACGATAATGAGTGATTCCAGTATCTGGATTAACAATTTCTATAGTATCCGTAGCTTGCTCTATAAGTTGTCGAATTCGTTCGTTCATACGATTCCTATTCTTCACGAATTCATCATATTTTTCTTTGGTGCCAATAGAGTAACCACCATCACCTGCGTGAATGTCTCCACCTGCTTTAATATTTTCGTTCATTTTATTACTCTATATTCTGATTTAGGATATGTTTCAATCAGCCATTCTAATAAATCTTCACTATATGGCAACTTAATTGAATGATATTTATTTGTAATATACATTACCAACTACTGTTGTAAAATACTTTCAATCCCAAAAACACTTCTGCCTTAGCGTTGTCTACAAACTCTAGGTCTTGTTCATAATAACGATTATCTGCTGGTTTGCCAAAGAAGAAACCTTGAGTATCTGGGAGTTGGCCACGGAGAATAGCTTCTTCAAGCTCATCCAAATCATCCCATGTCAGTTCCAATTCAATGCCATTGAATATTTCTTTAGGGCCGGCTCCGGGTTTGCCTTTGCGTTCCCATAGTTGTTCCATCCAACCATGCAAGTTAGGATGCTTACGCCAATAAGCAATCTCCAATGGCTTACTGACAGGAGAGGTAAAATCTTTTATAGTCTCATCCCATTCAGCCTTTTCATGGAATTCATCATACTGACCTTTTCTGCTAGCAACATAAGCGTACATATCAAGACCCATTTTATTCTCCACCTGTTTACGTTTAAATTTCACTTTGCTTGTTCGATGGTTACTTCTTTAACCTTGTCTACGCCTTTGTCAGCCATTCTAGCGATGCCACTAAAGCCAACCGTTGACACAACAATACCAAGAATAAAACCAATAATTAATTTACTCACCACTCATCTCCTCAATTCCAAAATGTATTAACAAGTCTCTACCTAACAACGGACCATGTTCCCATGTATTGCGGGCATAACGGTCACACTCACGTACAATCAGTTCTGCAAACTTTTCAGTATCAAACCGATCAACCATATAATTGTCAAACGCATTAGTACCACGCATTTCACGCACGATACATTGCGACTTCAATTTCTGAATCAATTCTAGTCCCATTCTTCTTCCTCTAACCCAAAATATTCTAAAATCTGATTAGGAACTTCGTAGTTACCATCAGCATACCGTTCACCAATGTCAGCGCATTTTCGAATAATCAACTTGGCAAACTTTTCTTGGTCAACTTTAGAGAAAACCCATACACGGTCATCTGGGTTTAGTTCTCTGGTTGCTTGTTTCATCAAGGCTTTGATTTGTTCGTTCATACAATAACCTTTACACGATTAAGTTGAGTAGTGTTATCTCTGTGTGCTTTAACAGTACCATAAATATCGTACATCTTACCAATTGGTAATTCACTTTTGTAAGCAAAGAACACTACTTGGTCATCACTAGTGATACCGGTAACATAGTGTGTGCCCCATTTCATTGAGAATACAGATTTCAATACTTCAATAGTAGTTGAAACTTTATCACCAACTGAACCTACAAATCCACCGCTAGCAAAATTAACACGTTGGTCTGCTGTTTGACGTTTCATACCACGCTCATAGCAACTTGGCAAACTAGCAATAACCGCAACATCATAACTACCAGTAATAACATCACGATTGGCAAGCAACATTGCGGTGTTGTCAAATTCATTCAATCGTTTGCCTTGCAAGATTTTGAAAGTGAATGCCTGATAGAATGCACGAACTTTTTTACCTTGCTCCATATCTTCTTCGGTAATCAAGCTAGGGTCAACCATGAAACTTTCGACCAGTTGACGATTGGACAATTTGTTCTCTGTCTTGTCAGCCTCTGTCAACACACTCAGTTTAACATAGGCACCGTTAATGCGTTGTGCCTGACATGCCGCGCCCCAGACGTTTTCAGCAGGGATATTGAGAACGGGTTTTTGATAGCGAGCCATGATTACTCCTTAAACAAAATCAAAAGCATATTCGAAGGGGGTTTTAGAAACACGTACTTTACCAAAACCGTAGTCTTTGCTCAGTTTGTGAAACACTGAACGGGCCTGACTTTCTTCACACATAACAAACAAAGTACCATATTCAAACGCGGCAGATTTGTCATCACCGATAACACTAGCAACCTTAGCGAGAACGTCTTTTTCGAGACCCATTTTTAACTCCTGTTATTTATATGTTATTAATTTAAGAGAATTCGTAAAACTTAACAGATGGATCCAACTTTTGCAATTCTTTGGCTGCCATTGTCAATTCCTTGTAGCGTTTCTGTACAAGACTACGGGGCAATTCACCATCACAAGATAAATTCTCAGGACTCAAATCTGAATCGATTGAATCGGCAATCTTTTGACGGTCAACTGAACTAGCTAAAGTAAGTGCTTTGGCACCAAAGATTGTAGCGTAAGCGTTCTTGCGATCCAGATATGTTTTTAATGCTGACATTTTTAACTCCTGTTGTTTGACTGAATAAGACTCTATTATATACCCAAAACCATTTATTGTCAACCTTTTAGAATTCAATGCGAACGGTGCCTTTTTTAGCATTTCCGTTTTTGTTCAAATCCTTAGTAAACTTTCCGCCTAATTCAGTAGCAATTTGTTCCATCATACCCGAAATAGCATCACCGCGAGTGGTAGCGGTATGTGAGGCATCTAAATTTCTAGTAATCCTAGAAAATTCTTTTAGGATTTCTGCACGATAAACGGTAGTTTTACCATAATGTTTCCAGTATGAAATTAATGCCTTAAGAAGATTATAAACTTCGTTGAGATGAATTTCTGTATTTGACATTTTGTTTCCTTTTCTTTACTGTTTAAGATTCTATTATATACCCAAAGTGATTTATTGTCAACCTTTTAGCCACGAATTTCAAATGCAAATTCAGTGCCGGATCTAGT